ACCAGCGCCCACAGTTCGGGGTAGCTGGTGCGGTTGAGCAGTTGGCCATCCTGGGGGACGTGGTTGGCTGGAATCAGCGCCCGTGCTCCGCCCCACCACATCGTGATGCCCAGCACAGGCTTTGCGGCCCGCACGAGGTCGCGCAGCTGGGCAATGAATGCCGCGTGCGCCCGCAGGTAGTTGTCTAGGTTTGGGAACACCGTCTCGCTGCCCAGCGGGTAGTTTCCTGAAATCGTGTCGACGAGATCGTCAATGGTTACTGGTACTGGCATGTGGTCTCACAATAAAAAACCCGCCGAAGCGGGTGTAAGTCGTGGGTGGCATAATGGAAACATCAGGATACAGAGGAGCAGGAAATGACTGAGCAGGAAGTGCGTGGCATTTTGGGTGTGCTCGTTATCTCGTGCATTCCTGTGTTTCTTGCCATCAAGCACCGTCTGTTTCCTCGTGGCATCGGTTATTTCCTCGGCTACGTTCTAGGGGTTTGCCGTCGCGCCCACCGCGCCGCCAAGCGCCCCCGCTGGAAGCCTGCGGAGACTGTCCGCCAGGAGCCCAGACTGGACTGGCCGGGACGCGAAGATCCCCGTTGAGATCCGGGACAGTCCGGGCAGGTACGGCAGCGCGCCGGCGCTCAGCAACCCACCCGTGATGGCCGCCGCCGTCGGGCTGGTGGCCATTCCTGTTGCGCCCAATCCAAGGCCGGCCAGCAGCAGCCTGTCTGTGGTGCCCGAGTTCGGAATCTGCGCCGACATGCGCTCCTGCGCAGCGTCAGACAGATCCTGCAGCAGCGCATTTCCTCTGGCGTAGGCGTTGCGGCGCGCGGACTTGTCACCCTGCCGCACCGCGCTGGCCAACTGCGGCCCGGTGAACACCCCGTCATGCGCACCGGCCCTTGAGGCCGCCGTCTCCAGCCGGGTCAGCATGGCAAACGAACGGTTGACGTCGGCCAGCCGCTCGGCATGGCCGGGGTTCATGCGCTGCAGGTTCTCCCGCAGGGCCGTCTGCAGCTCGCCCACGGCATCCCCCAACGCGTTCTGGTAGGCGTCCGTGGCCTTGTGAAACTTCAACGCCTGGTTGCCCAGGTTGGATTCAATGTCCTTGAACGTCTCGCCAGTGATGGCCTGCCCCTGCCGCATGGGCCGCAGCACGTCACGCTCAAGAATGCGCTCGAACGCCTGCGCCTCCTTGACCGGCAGCCCGGTGCGCGCCATGTTGCGCAGGTTGGCCACGCGCTGGGCAAAGGCATTGTCCGGGCGGAACTTCACGTCGGCTAGCACGTCGTCATAGGCCTTGCTCACCAGCCGGTGCGCATCATCCACCGCCGCACGCCCCAGCTTGTCCGTGCGCGCCCCTATCGGCGCCAGCACGCGGTTGTACACCGCCCGGTTGAGCGATTCGTTGCCTCGCACCCGCGCCGCCCGGATGGCGTCCCCCATGATGGGCACACTCATCATCTTGTCTTCCACCGTCTGCGCCCAGCCCCCCAGCGCCTGCCCCGGCGTCAGCTCCACCCGCTCGCTCAGCAGCTTGCGTGCGTTGCTGGACAACTGGGACGCTTTCGGGGCAATGACGCGGGCCAGGCCGCTCACTACGGGGGATGCGACGCCGCCAGCGACCGCGCCAATGGTGGCCTGTGATTTCTTGGCACCAGAGAAGTCGTCCTGATCACTTCCAACCACAGGCAACAGCGCGTTGTACGTCGCCCCTTGCGCCGCACCACCAGCAATCCGCCCTCCTAAGGTGGTTAATGCTCGAGGCGCCACAGCGGCACCGATTGCGCTTCCAGTGGCCAAGGCAGGAAGCATGCCTGCCGTATTACCCACCAGCCGCGCAAGATCAATTCCGCCCCGCCCCGCCGCTTCCCTGTTCTCCTCATATTGCTGATTGACGTCGTTGACGATGCGGTCAACCCCTTCCACGCCGCTGCTGGGGGTTACAAGGCCCAGCCGCGCCAGTTGATTGCCCAGCGCGTCTATGGCGCTTGCAGCACGCTCAGGCACGGCACGACGCAGTAACTGCGCACCGGCGTCCACCGGGTTACGCAGCCCCATCAAGATGCCGCTGCCGATACCGCCACGGCTGGCGTCCACTTGCGGTTCATCCGCGCTGGTGCCCACGATCTTTACGCGGTAGTCTTCGGGTGGCGCAGGTTGTTCGGGCTGCTGGGGTTGTTGCGCAGGCTGCTGCGCATTTCCCTCGCCCAACCCAAAGTGCGCCCATATCTCATCGTCCGAATATCCAGCCTGCTTGGCTTGATCCAGCTTGCTGGCAAAGCCCTCGCTCCCCGACAGATACTGCCGGATCTCATCGTCCGAATACCCGGCCTGTCGTGCCTGCTCGATCTTGCCGGCAAGTCCTGTTTCCTGTGGCATCTCTGCCGCCTCCGCTGATGGCACGAGAAACTCCAGCGCACGCTGCGCCCAGCTGTCGCGCCGGTCCTGATGGGGTTCACCAGGACGCAGGAATCTCTGCGTAAAAATGCGCCCCGCCGTGGTCGCGTCCGGCGCCTTGCGCAAGTCGCCCAGGATGCGGGACTCCGGCCCCTGCAGCTCATGCAGCAGGAATCCGTAGTTGGCATCTGGCGTATTGATGTCCAGGCCCTGCTCTTGCGCCCACTGCTCAAACTGCTGCCGGCGCGGGCCTGTCCACTGCGCCCAGCCAAAGCCGCCACGAGAGCCGGGAACAACCGGCTGGCGCTCGTTGATGGGCTGCAGGCCCTCGGACTCGAACCCAAGCTGTCCGATGACGCCGGCCGCCTGTTCTGGCGTCAGCTGCAGGTCACGCGCCAGGCTGGCAATGGCGCGTGGCGCCAGGTCATTCCAGGGCATTCATTGTCCAAAGATGTCGGCAAGCGGCGGGCGATCCGTCTGCGTGTTGCCGCCGATCCCCAGCGCCCGCTCGTAGTCCGCGATCTGCTGCTGGACCTCGTCCGGGATGGGTATCCCCGCTTTCGTGTAGGTGCGCTTCATGCCGCTGATCACCACGCCCGCCAGGTCACGCACCGCCGCGTCGTACTCCTTGTGACTCAACCCCTTGTCCAGACGGGAAATGGCCTTCTCTGCCTTGCTGCCCTCGTAGTCCGTAATCACGCCGCCACCCTTGAGTCGCTCATACCCCTCAAGAAAAATCTGCCCCTGCAACTGATCGTTGGCAATATCGAATGCGTACCCCTCAGTGCCTCGTATGGCCATACGAGGCACATATGAAAGGGCACCCAGGCGAACGTTCTTCCCGGGATGGTTCAGGACACCCGTCAGGCTATCGAGCATGCCCGTGGACTGCGACATGAGATCCGGCACACGCGCGCGGAATTTCCTCTGCTCGTCCGAGATCTGGGTGCCGAGCCCACCCGTTGCCTGGTCACCAGAAGCGGAACCCTGAGCAGCGGCACCCAGCACCGCCAGCGCCTGCTCGCGCGGCATCAGTCGCGTTCCGCCTTGTCCATCCGGCACCGACACCAGTTCACCTCGCGCCCTGGCCTGTTCAGCGAATTGCGTGCGCGTCAGATCCCGGCTCAGGGCGGCGTCTTCCGTCGCCTGCTGCGTGTTCCACAGCGCCTGATTGGGCACCGGCTGGCCGCCAGGGCCGATGGTGACCGGGTTGTTGACGTTGGTCATGGCCTCGCCGATGGTGGGCGTTTTTGTCACGCTGCGCACCGCCTGTCCGGTAAATGGATTGGCGAACAGAATGCCGCCGCCCGCATCCACCTGGTCGAGCTCCGGACGCCCTGCGGCCACCACACTGGCCCACTTGCGCGGATCGTCAGAAACCCTTGCCAGCTCACGCGCCGTCGGCGTCTGCCCAGCATCTATCTTGGCCAGCACATCGTCACGCATGCGCTGCTGCGCCATCTCCATCAACTGATTGCGCTGGTTGTCCTGTGCCGCTCCATAGACCGACAGGCCCAGCAGCCCGCCGCGGCCCAGCGCTTGCGTGGTGGAGCCACGGCTTGCCAGTGCGCCCAACCCAGCCGCCAGCAGGCCCTGCCCCGCCGGCGAGTTGATCAACCCGAAGATGCCGTCTGCCATCAGTAGAACCCCATTTGTCGACGCGATGCACGCTGCTGCGCAAGGCGATCCGCACCGCTCACCTGCGGCCTCTGATAGCGTATCAAGCCGCTCAGATCCGTCTGCCGGCTCGGAATACCGGCCCCCTGAACGGGCGGCGGCGGATCCGAATCAAACACCCCCGCCTGCGCCGCAAGGTCGGCAATGTTGGCTGCTGATGCGCCCGGTTTCTTGGGGTCAATCAGATTGCCGAACAGCCCGGTGGCGGGCTCCGTCCCTGTCAGCGGAACGGACCCTGCACCGGCAGCAAAATCACTGCCCGCCAGCAGGCCGGACAAAGGCTGCGAACTCGTCATGGGGGGCAGTGCCGTGGCCGTGACGGATCCAGATGCAACGGGCGAGGCAGCCGCGCCACCCGTACCACCGAACAGGCCGCTTGTCGCACCCGTTCCCGCAGCTTCGGCAGCGCCGCCGAACAGACCGCCCAGGCCACCTGTGGCAGCACCCATTGCGCCGCCCATGAGCGCCCCTTTAATAGGGTCCTTGTTGGTGACAGCACCGATGCCGGCACCGGCCAGAAGTGGAACCAGAAAAGGCAGCATCACTTGCCTCCGCTTTGCGTTGTGTGGGTCGTGGATCCGGCGGTGCCCTGCATGACGCCCGTCATGGCGGCCAGCTTCCGGAAGGGATTGTCCTGTGCCTGCTGGTACTGGTCGTAGGCAAAGTCCAGGTTGTTCTGCGCCTGGTCCTGCAGCAGGTTGCCCGCGCCCATGAGCTGCTGCATGTCCAGGTAATGCTGATTGGCAATGGTCGGTGCCTGTGACACCGCCTGCAGCCGGTTTATCTGATCCTGAGAATAGGCGTCGCCGTACATCCGGGAAGCCAGGTCGCCCAGGTTCTGCTGCAGCTGGTTCTGGCTCTGTTGCTGCATCTGTGCCAGACCGGAGTTGCCGAAGCTGCCCGAGCTGGCCATGGCCGCCTCAAGCTGCGGCTTCACGGTGGTGTTGTAGGAATCAACAACGCTTTGCTGCGCTTGTCCAACCACCTGATCCAGGTACGGGTTCTGCTGTCCACCCACCATCATCTGCGCCAGCGTGTTGCCCGCAATGTCGTTCAGCGGCGAGCCCTGCAACGCCCGCTGGGTTGTGCCCTGCACGGCAAGCTGCTGCTGCGGCGACAGCCCGGCATAGCGCGGCCCCTGGTAGTACTGGAACGGCGTGTTGTACAAGTCATCCGACAGGTTGGCTACGTTCGTCAGAAGCGGCTTGATCTCATCCGGGTACGTTACCGCTGACGAGGACGTGCTGTCTCCACCACCGCCGCCACCGTAGACCCTACGTCCCGCCTCGATCCGGGTTGCGCTGTCGCCCAGCGGCAGACCGGCGGCGTAAAGTTCCTGTCTCGATGTCATAGCTTGATCCTCATCGTCATGTACAGCGGCTCCAGGTCATCCCGAACCCGCTGATAAAGCCTGGCCTGAGCCGGCCCGGCGCTGAACCGCAATTCCTCGCAGCCCGCGGCCTGCGCCATCTCTTTCAGTTGGTCAAAGCACGCGGCCCATTGCGCACGGGGCGCGTAGAGGTCGCAGATGTGCAGCGTCCGGACATTGGGCAGCTGATCCACCCGGGTCACCACCCAGCCCTCGCAGCCCCCGATGCGCCACAACTGGCGCTCGCCACGGGACAAGATCAGCTTCAGCTGCTCGCCGGTGATCTCCCCGCCCGACGTGGCGCAGGACGCCGCCAGCTTCTCGGCTCCCCTTGTCCATTCCTGTCCCACGTGAGAGGGCGGTATCAGCTGCAGCGTCATGTTCCTGTCGCACTCCGGCAGTCCACCCACGTACCCGGCTCGCCACCTGCCACACAGACCCATCCCGTCACCACGTAGCGCGAGCCGGCCGAACCCCGCACCGTCGGCGTCAGGTTGCGCACGTAATCTCCCTGCTGCCACAGTCCGGTCGTCGGCGCGGCCGTTAGCGCGTTGTGGCTCCCGACGATGCGACCCTCAGATATCGCATTCATCTGGTTGGCAAAGCGCGGCAGCACCTGTGACAGCGCCGCCCGCAGGGATTCCAGCGTGCCGCCGAACCCATAGCCGGATGTCGAGAGCTTCATCTCACCCCCGCAGGCTTGAGCGTCGGCTCGATTCCCGTCAGCACCATGTCGCCAGTGGCCTCCACACTGAATCGGTGCCATCTGGCGCGCTGGCGCATGTCGAATGCCGCGTCATTCCGCATGGCAACCGATGCCTGCTTCGCCTCAACGCCGCCGTCGTCCTTCGTGTAGCCGGTGGCCGTGGCAAACAGCGGGGAGCGCACCACACGCATGGCAAACCGCGTGCATTGGGTGTACAGGCCCTCGGTGCCGTAATCGCCTGTGGTGAATCCGGACACATCCGGCGCGCTCGAGAACGTCACCAGGTTGTTCTGCACGCTGAACCCGGCCATGGTTTCCTGCGACTCGCGCCAGAACGGCGTGTCGTAGCTCAGACGCGGCCCACTGTCGTACGTGTCAATAATGTCCGATCCGCCGTCATACGTGGACGCTGGCGTTGCATAACGCGCAACGCCTTGCAGATGACCATCGGCCCGACCCCATCGGCCGGTCGCCGGGCTGTACACCAGCGCCGTGTCCAGCGCGCCATCTCCCGAGTCAGCGCTGACGAAGAAGAACCACGCCAGCTGCTGCTCGGGATCCCAATGCGCAATGCTCTTGTGCATGTGCTCCGGGCTGCGGTTGCTTGAATACCAATCGCGCACCAGACCACGGCCGATCGACTGAATATCAACGCCGTTGAAGGCGTAGATGTCGTCCACGCCGAGGAAATAGTGCAGGCGCCCCGTGTCACACACTGCCCGCACACCCACGCAGCCGACGCCCGAGTCGATCTGCTGGAAATTCCACACTTCTGCCGGGCCAGTGTATCGGCCCAGAAACAGCGAGCGCCGTTTGTAGACGGCTATCGTGTCGCCCAGACGCTCAGCTGCTGTGATGGCGCCACCGGACTCAACCAGTCGCCCTGTTGTGCACTGCGTGGCCACGTCCGGTGTCCAGTCCGTCACATCCAGGAATGCCGAACACCACCATCTGTCCGGCGATGCTCCAAAGCTCGGCTCGTCGGTGTTGAACGCAACAACGAACCCCTTGAGGGACACCAATGCCTTGGCTTGGGGTGCGCCATCCACAGTAGCAAACGGCGCGCCCGCTGCAGCCCGGCTCAATCCAACCGACGGCGCGGCAACAACAATGTCGTTCCCAAGCTGCGTCATCGCCCAGTATTCGTCCCGCCCTAGAAGTATCGTCTGCTCGCCCGAGACGTCCGCCCAGTTGTTCCCCGAAGGCACATACAGGCCCGTCTTTGTCCCCACGACGAACGGCCGGTTGCCAGCTGCATCCGTTGCCAGCAGTGCACCGCGCACCTCATCGGGCAGAGGACTGACGCCCACATCCGTCGGCACCGATACCGCGCGCATTCCCACATCGCACGGGATCAGGTTCAGACAGTCCGTCAGCACACCCGGCGTCATCGGATCAGCGTCCGGCGCGAATCCAACCACGCGATCCACTTACACCACTCCCGGGGACTGCACCTGCAACGCGCCGCCCCACTTGTTGTAGTTGTGGGCAGACGGGATGTTCGCCACGGCCGCCTCGTACTTCGCCCGGTAACCTTGGGCCGCCTCGCTGTCCTGCAGCCATACACCGCCCTGCTCGCAGCACTTCCACAGGTACACATCCGGGTAACGCTGCAACAGCCAGTTGGTGTCATCCAGCAGCCGCAGCGGCTTCAGGCGCTGGGCGTAGATCAGTTCATAGCTGCCCAGGGTGTTGCCGGGTAGTTTCAGCACATTGCCGACCCGGGTGCACACGTACGGCGAAAGCGTCCGCTGAAAGTCGGCCAGGGCAAGCTGCTCGCACGGGTGACCGTTCACCGACACCTGGTGCAGCTCCTCGACGTCATCCGGCACCGTGATCTGGCTGCCACTGATATTTCCCACCGTTGTTATCACCTGCGCTGCGTCCGCAATGCGTGGATCTGCGTTCATCTCGGATTCAGCAATGCGCACAAAGTCCGGGATGATGTCGTCCAGGTCGGTACGGTTGAGCCACCGCGCCACAGTCGCAATCAGGTTGGAATACAGCGCACCGCCAATGATCCCCGGGGCTGATATCGACGGAACAACAAAACTCATAGCAGCCCCTTCCAGATGCGGAAGTGACGGTTGTCCGGGTCCTCAAGGAACCGCTTGAGCACGCCCTGATCCTGCATCGCGTCGGCGTAGTTCAGGCCTTGCTTGGCGCACCACGCCTGCAGCACCACAACAGGAATGGACGCCACGTGCTTCTGCCCTCGCCGAGTTGTGTGCAGCCCTTCGTTGTGCCGGGCCTTCGCTTCCTCGACAACCGGCTCGACATCCGTCGCCTGCTGCAGCGTCACAGTGCCGTCATGGTTGTCATGCCACGTCGTCAGGCTGCGGGGTGTTTTCTGGAAAACGCGCATAAAAAAGCCACCCCTTCTCAGGGGCGGCTCCTTTCGTAGGCCGCGATTGCGGCGGGGATCAGTCCGAATCGTCGCCGGTATCGGTATCGGATGCGGGCTGCAGGTCGCGGATGGCGCCAGACGACGCCTCCTGCCGCACCTTGAGCGTCCACTCGGTGTTCACCAGATAGCGCTCACCGTCTCCGATCTTCGCCAGTTGCTCGCGCTTGATCGGTCGCAGCGTCAGCAGCTCGAACATCTTCGGATCAATCAGGAAGATGTCGCGGGCGCGGTTGTAGCGGCTGTTGACGATGCTGTAGCGACCGAAGTCGCCCACGTACACCTCAACCGTCGCCGTCACCTGTCGCTGACGCACGTTCTCGAACTTGGTCGCGGAACCAGTGAACGCAGACACCGTCGACCGCAGCGCGCTGGGCACCAGAAGCATGGTGGGGTCGCCGCCCTGCTCCCAGCACAGTTGGCCGACGTTCTGGAGCATGTCCTCCGTGAGGTCGCGCAAAGTGCCGTCCACCGGCGCCGTGTTGTCGTCCACGTCCGGCGCTTGGCCAGCGGTGCCCAGGTCGTTGTTGGTCTCCAGCCAGCCGGCCAGACCACGAGCCTGCGGCGCGACACCGGAGGCAGCCGCAATGGCTGTGGTGTTCTGGATCGCGGCGAATTCCACGTCACGCTTGAGCTCCACCATCTTCTTAGCCGACTGGTATGACACTTCGGACTTGCGCCCGGCCTTGTCAACAACTTCCTGGGTGCCGGTCACACCGAACACCTTCTCCGAGATCTGCGTGCGGTTGCCCACGCGCTTCGTCGGAGTGGTTGATGTCAGGCTGGCCTGATTGCCCTGCTCCACCTTGTTGTTGGAAGCGGCCGCCAAGTTGTCGGTCTGCCACTCGGGGAACACGGACGAGGCCCGACCCTTGCGGATCGCACTCACGAACGGCGTTTCCTCCGGACTAATGTTGTAGATCGCGTCGGCAAGCTCTTCCCGGTTGCCTACCGCACTGAAGGTTGCAAAAGTGTTGGCGATTTGTGCCATGTCATTTCTCCGTAGCCAGCAGGAACCCTGCCAGCGATTCCACGTCGCGTTGCGATTGCATGCGCTTGTACGCGACCTGAGCCTTGGATTTAGGCACGTTGGCATGTCCACCCTTGGTTGTCTTGGGCGGCGCCGCACGCACCTTGTTCTTGACGGCGGGCTTTCCGGATTGCAGGGCGCGCCATTGGGCGGCATCCCACAAAACCTTGATAGCACGCGGATCGGTCAGACCGTCCAGCTCCGCCGCGGTGTAGCCATGGGCCACTGCAGCGTCACGCGCCGCAATGATGGTTTTCTCGCTGAACCCCGGGATGTCCCGTTGCAATGTCTCCATTGCCTCGACAGTGTCCCGTTGCACCTGCTCGCGTCGTGCGGCCTGCTGTTGCTGCTGTTGCGCCTGGATGCTCGACTGAATCGTTTTCACTTCGCTTTGCATCTGCTGCCAACGCGCCTGCAGTCGCCCCGCTTCGGTGGGGTTTTCCTTGTAGAGCGCATCCCAGTCGGCCTTCTCGAATGCCTGCATCTGATCGTGCAGGCTGATCAGGTGCGCCATGTCACGGGTCACCTTTTGAGCCTGCTGCATCTGCCGGGCAATCTGTTGTGCCGCCTGTTTGCGTTCCTCGGCCAGCTGCTGCGTCTTGCGGGTGTAGTCCGCCTGGCGCATGTAACCTGACTCGATCTCCGAGATCGGAACCTCGGTTTCCACACCATCCAGTGTCAGCTTGACAACCGTGGGCTCGGGCGAGGCTTGCGCCTGCTCGTCCTCTTCCTCGGTTTCCTCCGCTTCCTCTTCCGATTCCTCGGTCTCGGTCGCTTCGGGCTCGACGGCTTCCGCTTGCTGCTCTTCACCCTCCGGGGCGTCTTGCGCTTGTCCTTCCGGTTCGTTCAGTGCGGTCGCGAGATCATCGAGGGTGGTGATTTCGTCGTCTTCCATGGCTTCGGTCCTGTTTGTGCCTGCAGGTTTGAGCCTTGCGGTTGTTCCTGACTACAGGCCGTGCGATGACCCGCGCACGACGGGGTTGGTAAATCAGTTCGCGGTCGTGCCGTCGCTGTACTTCATGCCGGGCTTGCCGACGGACAGACGCACACCGCCATACGTGCCCTTCCACACCGTGCCATTGATGGCATCCGGGTGGGTCGCAGTCACTGCCACAACGTCTCGATCGATGTGCAGGCGCTCCATGCGCCGAAGGTACTGGTCCAGCGGCTCCACATCCTGCGGTTTCTCAACAGGCTTCCTTGTGGGCTTCTCGACGGGCTTCTTAACTGGTCGCTTCGGTTTCTCAGACATTGTTCAGTTGCTCCTGAATGCGTTCGTGACGGACTCGGGCCTGCTCGGTGGCAAGCAATTCGTTCTGGTGCACCTCGTTGTCCGCCAGAATGAGATCAAACACACGGAAGAACTGCTCAGCCCCCTTAAGGATGGCCAGCGCATACTCGCGCTTCTCCCGCGCTTCCAGTGGCAGCGTGCAGACCAGGTCACGCAGCTGCGCAATGACGGCTCCCTTCGCCGAAACAAAAAGCGGATCCGTGACGATCCGTTTTGCCTGTTGCGCCCTGTACTCGATGTCATCCACTGAACTGCTCCGCAAACCCGTTGATGATGGCCGCCACCCGGTTCAGGTCGTCTGTCGTGACCCCGGGCGCCTGCATGTTCTGATCCAGCTGGGTGCCGTTGATCATGTTCTGTGGCGTCGGAACGCCGCCCATCTGCCGCGCCTGCCCCATCAGGTAACCTGCGGCCAGCTCCAGCAGCCGGCTCTTGTTCTGCTGCGCAAGATCCATTTGCTTGATCTGCATATCAAAGGCACGCTGTTTGTCGGCCTCCATCGCATCGGCTTGCAGCTTGGCCGCTTCCATCTGCGCCTTGATCTGCTCATCTGACGGCTCGGGCGGCTTGGGCTGGATCTGGTCGGGCGGAATCAAAAACTTCTGGCCGGCGTCCTTCAGCTTCGCGTTCTTGGCCAGCATCAGGCCGAACTCGTACACCTGTTTGGGACCCACCAAACCAATCTGCGCGGCCTGCTGCATGAACTGGCCGAATTGCTGCAGCATGATCAGTGTTTCCGTCTTGTCGCCCGTGCCGATGCCAACGTTGATCGTCACATCCATGTCCGGCGACCAGCCGCGGGGATCAAACTGCACGAACTGATTGCGCAGCCGCACAACTTGCGCAATGTCCTGATACTTCGTGATCAGTCGCAGCACCAGCCGGAACAGCTGCTTGACGCCTGTCTCAGCAAAGATCCGCAGCATCATCAGTTGGCGCCGGTCGGCCATGTTGCTGATCTTCGTCACGCCCGTGGCCGTCTGGTTGAGACTGTCCGCGTCCAGACCCTGGTTGTAGCGCGTGACTCCTGTGCGTCGCTCGCGCATGGCCTGCACCATTTCCAGCCCTTGCAGGCTCTCACTGGCCACAAGAGAGGTTTTCAGGGGCGCCACGGCATCTGATGCAGGCCCCTTGCCGCGTATCACCCCACCGATGCGGTTGGACAGCACGTCTTCCAGGTTCACCTTCGCGTCCATGTTGACGTAGGTGCGCGGGTTGTTGGCTAGATAGAGCGAGTCCACGTACTGCCGCGTGAGACCCGTCGACAGCCTCTGCAGCTCGGACACCGGATCGGCCAGCGCCAGACCGACCACCCGGTGCGGTATTGGTATCGGCGTCCACAGGGCGTACTCGTGTCCGTCGCACTCGACGTTCTCCAGCTCGGCGTTTCCTCCCACCAGAACACGCCGCCACTCGGCCACGCCGTCCCCGTCGTAGTCCGCCCGGATGAAGCCCTCGAACAGCGTGATCTGCTGCATGGCCGTATCGGCTGAGTCGGACTCCGTCCACTTGTCCACACGGTCCGGATCCAGCACGTCCGGCGCGGCCTCGTATGACTTCAGCTCCTCAACGTCCGACTTTCTGAACCCCATCTCCACCAGGTCGGAACGTGTGTACATCACCAGCTCGCCGATGAGGGACACATCCTCGATGCGCCGCGCCTTGCGCGACAGCACGAACGCCCCAGGTTCCACGTTTCGCAGCTCCACCCGGCCCGGCTGCTTCCGTAAAAACGCCACGTCATGCATCATGGGCGCCGGCTGTCCGGCCATTTCCATCTGCAGAGCCTGATCTTCCGGAATTGCTGGCCTGCTGGACGCCTCGATGATCTCCACATCGTCCTGCATGAGCAGCGCCAGCTGTTCGTCGCTCAGGTCGCTGTATTCCTCGCGCACCGGGTCCGGCTGCAGCCACTTGGCCCGAACCACCCCCACTTTGGACAGAAGCCCGTCCTTGAGCCAGTCCGTGAATATCAGAAATCCGGGATTCTGGTTGGCAATGATGTAGTTGACGTACTCCGTGGCCTGCTCTGCGTAGGCTTCGTCCTCCGGCCCGCGCGGCGCAAACTCACCGATGTTGTCGCCCGAGAAGAACGGTTCGATGAACGACGGCATCGCGCCCTCGATCGTCTCGAACACGTCCCAGCTCACCACCTGCGAGCGCCCGTCCACCTCGTTGCCCAGCGGCAGGCCCAGGTAGTACTGCAGGTTACGGCGCTGCCGCTGGGCAATGCCCGATTCGTACCACGTCGTGGCGTCAGAGATCTCGCGGTCCAGGATTTCCCGGAATTTCTCGCGGTCCATTTTTGGCATTAAGCACCTGTTTTCTATAGCCAAAAAGGCTCATAGATGTTAAAATAGGATTTTCGATGGGAGCTAATATGTACTATACATACGCAGTAGTTATTGACGGTTCAAATCGCAAGAATCGTCATTTTCTTGAGGCTTCCGAAACCATCGAAGAGGCCAGACACATGGCCAACAGAGCTACCTGCGGGAACGCCGCTTATGCGTATGTCAAGGACAAGGACGGACAAACGGTCTTTTTCCTTGGAAAACCTCCGCCCGAGATTAACAAACCAATTAAGGGCGCTGATTATTACGCGCTAAAAGGCCCAGCGCGCCTGCGCTCATTAACCCTAAGAGCGCCGGATCGGCATGGCCGTAAATATCATCAACGTGAGAACGGCTCGGTTCAAATAATGCCTTTTGGGCATCTCGAACCGGCGAACTCTTGAAAACATAGGATTCCCCAGGGGCCGTCATGCCGCGGGCGCCCCTGAAAGCACCGAGTTTCTCTATCACCTCAGCGGCGCCGTCGTTCCCAAACTGAGATTCCAGAGCCTGCCATAGCATGCCGCCACTAATGCCCTCATCTGGCCCAAACGTACGAAGCTGGCTCGCGAGATAAACGCCGGGTTCTCCGTAGTACGGGTTTTCCAAAATGCTGGCAACATCGTGCGCCAGCTTGCTCGTGTAACCGCCAGATGCCTCCAGATAGTCCCCTTTGGGCACGGCGTACTCTCGCACGTCAGCGTTGTCACCAAATCTTCGGGCGTAGTCTTCGGCGTCTGCCCTGTTTTTGGTGTACCACGGGCCCGTGCGCCGCCCTCCCTGCGGCTTCGGACCGCCCCTATACCAGCCACCTCCAGGCCCATGTCCTGCATTCGCTGCGCCCGTGATGTCGCCTTACCCGGAGCCACAGCAAATCTCGGCGCCACAGGAGACAGCAGACCGGACATGATGCCGCTACCCATCATCCCCTCGTTCACAGCAGACAGGGCCTCCATGCCCGCCGCGCGACCCAATTTGCCGACGGCCGGCACCGCGCCGAATATTCCTGTGAGGTCCGCAATACCCGGATCAACGCGCATGCCATTGATCGCACCCATGATGCCGTTGGACGTATCCCCGAATTGCACCGGCGATACACCGTAACTCAGGTTATCCAACGTTTCTGGCGCGCCGCCGAGCAGAAAGTCACCAAAGATTCCCGTCGCATCACGGGCGCGACTCGCGGCATCTGCCAACAGTCCAACAAATCGATTGCGCGGCGTTGGCCGGATGAAATCAACCATCAAACAATCCCTATCGGATCGTAATGCAGCGGCGCAGCGCTGTACGTCTCGTTGCTCATCTGGTCGGCCACCAGCGCCAAGTACCGGACCGCATCAGCTGCGTGGCTGTGCTCGTCATGCAGTGGCCGCCCCGGCTCGTTCGTCGTCTTGCTCACGTGTCGCCGGTATCGTTTCAAGTGCTCGATCAGCGCCCGGGTGCCCTCGGTGTCATTGATCGTCAGCCGGGGGAACATCAGCCGCACTTGCCGGATTCCCGACTCCACATCCATCTGCGGCACCTTCTCCGGATCACGGCCAAGAGAACTCAAAACCTCGGCATCCGTCATCCCTGTCTGATGCCTCTTGGCAAATCCATCGTGCGGCAGGTAATCCAGTCCCCAGTTCCAGCCACGGTTCTGGATCATCTGCACGTACTCGGGCAGTGGCAGCTTGTTGTCCTCGATAAAGTCGATCACCCGAACCTCTGACGCCCGGCGCTGTACAAGCAGGATCGCCATGGCGTCGTTGAACCCCAGATCCCACACCGTGTGGACCTTGAGCAGCGGGTCATACGGCACCCAGCAGAATCGCCCTTCCACCTGCAGTCTGGCAATTTCGTTGGCGTAGATCGCCCCCTCCACCGCCGGCAGGCACTGGCCCTCCCAGATGTGCAGGTATTCCGCCTCGGGCAGTGTTGCCAGCGCGTGCTGCCGCTGTTCCTCGCTGCGCTGGGTGAACCAAGGGTTGTCACGCCAGTTGATCTCGATGCTGATGGCGCCCTCGGGCGGGTGCACAACAGCCATCTGATGGATCGGGTCGGTGTCCAGCTCCGGGTTGTACGTCGCCCACACCTCGGACCCGTCCTTGCGGATCGTCGGGATCAGAATGCGCAGACTACGTGCCGTGATGCTCTGTGCTTCCTCCAGCCACACGATGTCGCAGCCCTCGAACGACTTGATGCTGTCCACCGTCTGGTCGGACATTCCAGAGAACAGGAACTGCGTGCCGTTACGCCCTCGTATCTCTGTCGCCAGAACCTCGTAGAAATCGCCCAGCCCCAGCCGGTCGATCTGATCCCGCAGCAGCTGGTGCACTGACTGCTTGATGGATCGCTGAACCTCGCGTGTGCACAGGATGCGCAGCTTGCTCCTGGCTCCGAGGATCAACAGCGCCCTCGCCGCGCCCCACGACTTGCCCGAGCCGCGCCCGCCTCTCACGAACTTGTACGGGGCCTTATCGAACAGCGGCTTGAGCTTTTCCGGGAATGCCGCCTCGATCATTCAAACGTCACGCGAATCGACTGCTCGATCGGACCACCATCCGGCCCGGTGTGCGCCACCCGGTCGAGGAACGCGCCCTGGCTCTTGCCCAGCAGGTCAGCCGCTTTCAATCGCTCCCGCAGCGCCGCCGGTTTCTCTACGCCATTTGCGTCGTAGTCGTTGACCTCGCCACGGGCCACCCTCGTCCAGAACTCGCGCAACTCGGCAACGTCGGCAATGTCCCGTTTTTTGGACTGATCCATCAGTTCCCGCAAAGCTTCGCATATCCTCGCATTGCTCAGCAAACGCGCCGCCTGTTGCTCCGACCCCTTCTCGCTGTATCCAGCCGCAATGGCCGCCTGCTTGCCCACACCGCATTTCGCGTACTCTCGGACAAACTTGCGTTGGCGTGTGTTCAACCCTTCAGACATTTCCAGACAATAAAAAAAGCCGCCAGTTTTTCAACTGCGGCTTGATTTTTGAGGCGCGCCAGCCTCCCGTCGGGATCGGCGCTGTGCGTATTCGCGTGCTAAGCCATTTATATCACTGCGACGTCGGCCTGTCAAGCGTGCGCAGCCGGTTGGTCACCATGTCCCTGGCGTCGGTGCAGTACCGCATCAGGGTCGCCGGGTGCATCCCCATCCTGTGACAGAACCGCTTCTTGTCCGTCTGGTGGATGTAGTACCACATCAGAACTGCCCTGTGCTGCTCCGGCAGCTGGGCCACGGCACGACCCACCAGCAGAGCATCCTTGGCGTCGACCTGTTCGCGGACCTCCGGCGCATGCCAGTGGTGACTGTCGCCGCGATACCCCATGGCACGGAACATGGGCGACGTCGCATAGTGCGGCCTCACCCGCGCCCAATTGCCCCAGTTGTTCAGACGCGCATCGATCTCCCGATGACGGGGCGCGATCACAAAGATGTCGGTATCGTAACGGCGTCCCATCAGCCCTCCATCAATGCCCGCACTGTGTTGTTCAAAGCTGCCAACTCGTCCATCTTGCGGATGGCCCATACCCGGCGCTGGCCGTGCAGCCCCATCAGGCCCCCACGGTGGCACTCCGGGCACAGCGCTACCGCCGTGTATTGCTGGCCCTGCTTCACGTGGTGCGCCTCACTTGGGCCTGGCTTGTCGCACACGCTGCAGGGCAGCTCCTTCACGCGCTGCAGG